CCAGCAGGACAGTTGTGGATTTCGCATGAGATGGTCGCGACAGGGAACTTCACAGTCAAAAAAGGTTCAGGAAACATCAACTATTGCATTGTCGGTGGCGGTGGTGGAGGCGGTGGTTCTCCTAGCCAGCCAGCACCATGGGGTGTTCAGATTCACGGTGGCGGTGGCGGTGGCGGTTACGGCGAATGGGCAGATGAGCCTGTTTCAGTAACTGGTGGACCCGGTGCGAACGGTGTTTATCCGATAGTTATTGGAGCAGGTGGACCAGCTGGACCGCCTGTTCATTCTGCTCCTGGTTCTGATTCTTCTGCATTTGGTAACACACGAAACGGTGGAGGCTGTGGCGGTACTTCTCTCCCAGCAAATTCTGGTCAACCTTATTGGACAGGAGCAGGTGATGGCGCTTCAGGTGGTGGTGGTTCTTACAACCAATGGGGATGGTCGCCAACTGACCTTGTTAACGCTGGCGCTGGAAACACTCCAGCTTTATCTTCTCCTGAAGCTCCTGTTCAGGGGCATAACGGAGCAATGGGCGCTGGTAATTACAGCCCTTGGGGTCGTGGAGGAGCTGGTGGTGGCGGTGGTGGCGCTGGTGGCGCTGGTAGTGCTGGTAGTGCTGGACCGTATGGCTGGTACAACCCGACTTATGCCAATTACGGATTCGGAGCAGGCGGAGCTGGTGGTGTAGGTAAACAGAATACTTTGAAAAGTGCTAGTGGTGATTATTACGGAGGAGGCGGTGGCGGTTGTGGAACTACCCAATTAGGACTTGACCCAGCTCCTTATCGAAAAGGTGGAGCTGGTGGCGCAGGTGGTGGAGGTAATGGTTTCACCGACCCTTCCCCAGTTCCTTGGGCACCAACTTCAGCTTCACCACAAGTTGAAAATTGTGCTGGAACAGCCAACACAGGCGGTGGCGGTGGCGCTGGTACAGGCGGTACTGCTGGAGCTGGCGGTTCGGGTGTCGTAGTGATTGCTTACAAGGCATAGGAGAGACATGGCACACTTCGCAGAAGTAGACAAAAATAATATTGTGATTCGAGTGGTCGTAGTCGATGACAGCACCATTCGCAATTCAGAAAACAGAGAAGATGAAGCTCTTGGGCGAGCCAACTTAGAGGCACAACTGGGAGGGACTTGGATTCAAACTTCTTACAACGGAAAGATTCGCAAACACTTCGCTGGAAAAGGCATGATTTGGGATGAGGGAAGAAACGCTTTTTACGGTCAGCAACCGTTCAAGTCGTGGATTTTGAATGAAGAATCCTTGCAATGGGAAGCCCCAACTCCTCTCCCTGAAGATGCTCTCCAAGGCAGAGCTTACGAGTGGAACGAAAAGAAGAAGCAATGGGAAGAAGATGTGCGACCACCTTCTTGGAGCTGGAACCCTGATGCAATTTATGATGACCCAATAAGCGGAGAGTCATATCCTAGACCGCAATACGAACCACCTGTTGCTTACCCTGATGACCCTGACAACCAATATGACTGGGATGAAGAAACAACGAGCTGGGTTGTAAGACCGAACGAATAAACAAAACAAGGAGGGACAAATGCTGGAACCAAAATGGTTAGACCAAGCAATTTGCCAATATGAAATGCCCGACTCGCAAGAGTTGTGTGCCGAAATAATCGAAAGACTTAAACCTTCAACCAGGTGGGGAGCATCTCAAACAACAGGAGGGATGCAACCCTATTCGAGAGAATCCGACCAAATACCTTTTGAAGAAAACAGTCCAGCTGTAGAGCATGAGCCTGTTCTTGCTTTCGCTCAACAAAGCCTCAATCATTATTTGGAGCAACTCCCTGATGCAAAGAATCAGCCTTCTTTTGGTTTAGTGGAGGGATACAACCTTCTCCGATACCAAGGGGATGGTAAACACGGTTATCACGCTGTTCATTCTGATTTCGGGTATCCGAGTCTTGTTCACAGGCATTTAACTTTCACGATGTATTTGTCAGACATTGACGAAGGTGGAGAGATTGAATTTCCGACTCAAGGGGTGATGGTTAAACCGAGAACTGGGAGAGCTTTAATCTTTCCAGCCTTTTGGCTTTACTCTCACCGAACTTTGCCTCATCGGACTGGCGAGGAGCGATACGTTTTCAACATTTTTTATGGTTTCCAAAAGCAGGAGGTCGCCCAATGACTTTCAGTAAGTGGGAAATCCAAAAAGGGCAAGACTACATCGTCAAAAAGAAACCCGACTCACTCTCAGAAGATGACTTGGCGTTTATTGAAAAATATGCCTTGTGGTTAGAAGCATCATCAGAGTGGCAAGGCGATTCTCAAAGTCCTGAAATGTTCTATGCTTACCGAAACCAAGTCATGTCTTATGTTCAATTTATCCTTCACAAAGAAATGGAAAAAGCAACAGGGCTGAATCTCTTACCTACATATAACTATTTTAGGATTTACAGAAACGGTGCGATATTAGAAAAGCACACGGACAGACCAGCTTGTGAAGTTTCAGCAACAATGCTTATCGGTAAGAACTACTCTCCGACTTGGGCGTTGCACGTTGGAGAAGGTGAAACAGCTCGCGCGGTAGTTCAAGAAGTCGGAGATTTCGTTCTCTATCGTGGCTGTGAGTTGTTTCATTGGAGAGAAACTTGGGAAACCGATGCCGACAATTATCACATTCAGCTATTTGTTCATTTTGTTGATGCAGATGGACCCTATGAGATGCACGAAGGTGACCGTCTTAATCCACAGAACACAAATTTGCCCAATTCTCACTTGGGTTAAGAGAGCCGACTATTGACGAGAAGGCTCGCTTATGTTCAGGAGCTTTCACTTTCCAACAAGGAGATGAAATGACAGAGATTGACGACAAGGAGCTGTTGATGCAGTTCCGTGAAGAAGATGAGAATGTGCTGTTGCTTGACCCTTTGACCGCTTTCAGATTGGCTGAAGCGTTCAGAACAGACGAGCATCTTCGAGAAGTGCTTGTCATAACGAGCGCTGTTCGACCTAGAGAAGAACAAGCCGAGTTATATAAGGCTTACAAAGAAGGTCGCGGAGTGTTGGCAGCTAATCCCGACAGGGAGTTGGCTGGCGGTTGGCGCGGTAGCTATCACATGCAACAAGCGAATTTGGATGGAACAGCTGGTTACGGTTACGCCGTTGATGTGAGTCACAAGTGGCGTTCCACTTGGTCGCGTATCCATCGAACTCTCAGAGGAGTTGGTTTATATGCGAACATTGCTGAGGAGCCTTGGCATCACGTAGCTCAAAGCCCTTCTGTGAATGGAGCCAAGCCCTTACCTGGAATCTACCCCGACTGGTGGAAAGGCTCTAGGGAAGAACCTGAAGATTTCAATGACCCTGTTGATGATGTAGCAATCGACTGGGGAGCTGTTCTGAAACGAATTGAAGAACAGGGAAAACTTGTCTCGGAGAAACCAATCAAAAAAGGTATTCGAGGTGATGCAGTTACAACTTTACAAACCCGATTGAAAGCTCTTGGGCTTGATCCGGGTCCAATAGACGGCATAGCTGGCTCCAAAACGGAAACAGCTGTTGCACGTTTTCAAGACAAAAGGGGACTTCTAGTTGACGGCGTATGTGGTCGGATGACTTGGGATGAACTTTGGAAAGCAGATGAGAAATGAGTTACAAAGATTTAGCAGAACGAACAATCGCTTCAGGCATTCAAGGATGTCTTGCGGCTCTCGGCACTAACAGCGTTCTTGATATGGGCGTTGACCAATGGAAACTGATCGCAATGGGCGGTGTCACAGCTGGTCTTGCAGTAATTAAAGGTTGGGTCGCTAGTGTCCTTCCTATCGGAGATAAGTCTCCTAGTTTGGTTAAGTGACAGACAAAAAAGAAGAATCAACCAGCTGGAAGCAATGGAAACTTCCGCGCATGAATCTCGGAACGGCAACTTCGATTGTTGTCGCTCTTGGTTTCATATTTTGGCAAGGAATGATGATTCGTTCACAAATAAACGAGAACAGCAACTCTGTTGAAGCTCTAACAACAGCTATTGATGAGCTGTCCTATGCGACAGACTTGGCAAACCAGGTGAGCATGAGAACAGATCAGCTGTTCACTCAGATGCAGGACATTCAACGAAACGCTGAGAATGACGCTTTCGCTTGGGCTGATATACAAACCAACATGCAACAAATATCAGATTTGACTATTGATATGTCAGATTTGGAATGGAAAGTTGATGATTTGGTTCTTCGAGAAGCTGAAAGTGAATCTTTGGAACCTTGGGAGCTGGATGACATCAAAGCTCGCTTGGTTGCTGTTGAAACTTTGGGTTGGTCAAATCCTGACGACACATGGGAGATGGATGACCTTGTGAGGAGGATGACAGTTCTCGAAACAACTGTTTTTAATGAAGAAGATGTCTCATGGAAAATTGATGACTTAACAAGACAAGTTCTTGAGCTTCAATGGAGTTCCGGGTCCGATAATCAATGGCAACTGGATGATCTTTACAACCAAATTTATGATCTTGGAGGTCGTGTTGAAGTGTTGTGGTCTGTTTTAGAAAGTAGAAGCTGGGCAAACGAACTGTTGGGATCCCTTGGAGGGTAAATGGCTGAAGAAGAAAAAGACAAACTCTCACGAACCACGAAACTTGTTGTCGCTGTCACAGGTTTGTTGGTCGCTGTCGGTACTCTAGTCGGAGCAATATCGGTGACACTTGGAGGCGGTGGAAGTGATGCTCCTCCTTATAGCTACACAGTTATTCATCTTGGAGATGGTGAAGGAATGACTTCATATGATGATTTTCTCCGAAATCACCCTTCAGGCTAAAAAAGCTCCTCCATACAGCCCTTCTAAGGCGTTTCCAGCATTGCAGATGGGTCATAGGTCATTGAAAAAATAGCTTTTATACAACAATTTTATAGTTCGCCCCCTTCCAGCTTGTCGGTCCCTCCGCTAGTTGGGAGGGGGTTTTTCGCGTTATGGGGTAGCACTATTCACAGGCTTGTGGATAGATGCTTGGGGATAAATAGGGGTGTCCCCCCAAAACCCCCCCAAAATTCGCCCAGTATATGAAAGACTGTGTGATGTGGAAGCGAGCAAAAACACCGAGCTACTGCGGAAAAGCCTATGTTTAAGGTGTATCCACAGGGGTGTGTATAGGGGTTACTTATACGTACTTGTTCGGAGGCGCTCAAAGCTCTGTGGGACAAAACCGCAGGTCAGAGGGCTGTTGGGACACCTGGGAGGATCATATCCCCCCAAAACCCCCCCAAAATTTTTGCTTGTTGCGGAAATTTATCCACAAAACTCCTTGCATCGCGGTGACGGTGTGAGGAACTATCAACAATGGAGGGACAAGCAATGCACAAACCGTCAGGCACTTTCAAACTTGACATAAATGGAAAATACGGAAAAAAGGGTTCTTATTACGTTCGTTTTAAGTTCCCTGATCCGATTACTGGTCAACGTAAAGAAAAAACAAAAGGTGGACTAGCTACTCAAGCTGAAGCCAAGTCAGTTCTTTCTGATCTGATGGCTGAAAATTCATCAGGTGAACTTGTAATTGATAGGGGTTTCACAGTTGCTCAAGCATGGGAATTGTATGTGGAGGAGCTGGAGATGCGAGTGAAGCTCGGAACAATCAAGAAAAAGACGCTCGACAATTATGCCACTATTTATGAATTACACATTCGCCCTCGATGGGGTAAGCGTGTCATGGCTGAAGTACGCCCTTTGGACATAGTGAGATTCTTCAAGGATCACGACAGGCTAAGACGCGATTCAAATGTTTGGCATATAGTCAGGACTTGCTTCGCGATTGCTCACAAAAACGGCTTTTTAGGTTCCAACCCTTTTCTAAGAGTTAAGAGATCAGATGTTGTTTCAGAGAAAAAAATCAAGAAGGCTGAAAAATTCTGGAATGTTGAAGAACTCAAAACTTTCAGGGATGCAATAGCGAAAGACGATCACCCTGAGCGGTGGTTTTACGAGATCATTATTTTCAGCGGTTTAAGAAGGGGCGAAGCGATAGGAATATGTGATGATTCTCTTGATTTGACGGACCCGGAGAAGCCAACTTTGACAATTAAACGACAACTTACTTTGGATATAAATGGGAATCCTGAATGGCAAACTCCGAAAACTCTCAGCAGTAATAGAACAGTCATTTTGATAGATGAAGCGGTCACAGCTATCAGGGAGCAACAATTCAAGCGAGCCACCTATGAACTTGAATACCAGGAGGAGTGGACTAACGAGCGTGGAGCTTTATTCGTGAACGCTGATGGCTCAATTCTCAATCCTGACAGTTTCTCAAAAAGGTTCAGCAGGTACGTGAAGGAACTGGGTTTGACCAACATCGGGCTTCACGGTTTGAGACATACTTTCGCCACGGTTGCTCTTGAAGCTGGAGTTCCCTTGAAGGTTCTTTCAGATATGTTGGGTCACTCAGAGATCACCGTCACGGCTGATATTTACCAGCACGTAACTGTTGAGAGCAAAGCAACAGCTTTTGAGCAAGTTGCAGGTTTAATTCGTTAAAAAACAAGATTTTTTTCTGTGGAAATTGGCAGCAGAAATCTGAGAGATCACTGAAGTAACAGACACAAATTCTTCGGGTTTGTGGATAAGGCTTGTGGATACATGAGTTGACAGTTTTCAGGCATTGAACTCCCTGTTAATCGGTGTCAAGATTGCGCCATGAACGGATTAAAAAACTACGAAGAAGTAAAAGATCGAATCCCACTCTTTTGGGAGAAGCATCCAAGTGGAAGAATAGCGACAACAATCATTTCGGACTTGACTGACATCAATACGATAGTTTTTCGAGCTGACTTGTATTCAGACAAGGATGACCCGACTCCATTCAGCACCGGTTACGCTTCGGAGACTGTCGGCGTTGGAGGAATGGCGAACAAGTTCTCTCATGTGGAGAATTGTGAGACAAGTGCCATCGGTAGAGCGTTAAGCAATGCGAATCTTTACAACAGGAACATGCCACGCCCTTCAGCTGAAGAAATGGCAAAAGTGAAACGAGGAGAAAACGCAAACAAGGGGGAACCATTTTTGACGGAGGAACCTGAAGCGAAAAAAGAACCAATCCAAGCGGACACTTTGAAAAGATGCACTTCAATGGCTTTGAAGCTCGATGAAGTTCGGGGGGAAGAATGGTCGATCTATCGGGAGAAACATCCCAAATATAAAGAAACACAAAAGAACGCTGAATCAGCTGAGAAGTTTCTGAAAGCTCTCATCCAAGAGCAAGAGCTGGAGTTGAGATCTTCAGCAGGGGTCGAATAATGGTTATTCAGATCAGAGAAAAGAATCGCCGACCTTGCAAATGTGGTTGTGGCATTGAGGGAGTGCCAGCTTCAACTGGTAAAGGTCACGCGAGAGCCTGCAAATGCCGAGCGTGTATCGCAGGGCGAAATTCGAGAAGGGGTAAACGCCTTCACCGTGACGTTGCGAACAAAATCGGAGCATCAACTGGTTACGGCACCAGCTCCCATGAAGAATCTTGGGTGCATGAATGGCGGTGTGAAGTCAAGACAGGAAAACAAATCTCTCCGATACTCACGCGCTACCTAGACGCGAGAAGCCAATCCAATTCTTCAAGAGCCATTGGTGATGTTCGCCCTTTTGTCTTTATAGCTGATCCTGGTGTCAAGGGTCAGCCAACATTGGCGATCATTGATCTTGATGATCTGATGAAAATGACAGGAGTTGGTGATGATTCCTACTCCTGAGCAAATCATCGAACTGTTCAGATCAGCTGGTTGTCCATTAACTCATGTGGAACTCTTGAATCTTTACTCACAAGTATTCACTCCAATCTCCGGGTCCGTATTGCAAGGCGCTCGAAGGGCTTTGTTGCAAGATGGGGTGATCTGCAAGTTCGGGAAAGTTGAAACTGGAACAGGGCGACACCTGGAATCCTATGGTTTGAGTGAATGGATTGGAGTTTCTCCAGCTCTTGTTAATGGTGAATTGGAGGAAATTGAGATTGATGATTAAAAAAACTCCTCCACAGATCGCTTCTAAGGCGTTTCGAGAGAGTCCAATGGGTCATTGGTCATCTGAAAAGAGGAGCTTTTGAGTGAATACTTCAAGTTCAACTGGCAAAAAAAGTTGGGCGAAACAGAAATCTCAGCTCCTGCGAAAGCAATCGGGATGTGGTTATCCACTTGGATGAAAATGGATGGTTCCAATGCCTACCCTTCGTTTCAGACTTTGGCAGCACAGTCCGGTTATTCGGTTACGACTGTTAAAAAAGGGATTAAAGAGTTGATTGAAGCTGGCTGGATCATTCAGGTGAGAAAAGGTGGCTCACCAACAGGCGGTGAAAGAATCTCCAACAAATACAAAGCTCAAATCCCTACACTAGGTCGCGAGGATACTGGGTCGGGAAATGACTCGGTTGCAGAAATAGGGTTACTGGGTCAGCTAAATGATGGCACTAGGTCGTCAGCCGACTACAAACAAGTAAGGAACAGAGTAAAGAACAAGGGAATAATAATTGAATCAGAATACGGAGAAATGCAGTATTGCAACAAAACAAAACAATGGCTATTTAAGGAGGAAATAGAAAATGGCGCTACTGAAAAGAACATTCGGCAAACAGCCTGAGAAGCAAAACCAGGAGGAAGAAGAATGGGTCGATCCTGTTGAACGAGGGCGCGGTGGTTTAGAGACTGCAAGAGTGCCTGTGAAATTCGACTTGGATACTCTCGATTTGATTGATGATGAAAGAGGCAAGTTGTCACGTTCACAATTTATTCGCAGAGCTGTCGATTATGAACTTGGGAAGCTGTAATGAGCTGGGCTGATGCAACGCTGTTCATTCTGTGTCTGATTCTTTTTGTTGTCGCTTATATG